AAGAAGAACGAAACGGACCAGAATACAGCGAGAGAGACGTCGATTCCCCGAGTAAAACTCACAGAATACTGGGGAGACGTAGTAGATCGAGCCGGTCATGTTGTCCATGCAAACGCAGTCGTCACAGTCGCGAACGATACGACGGTTATTCGGAAGCCAGAGCCGAACCCCCTTTGGCACCAAAAGACCCCTTATATTATGACTCCACTTATGGAAGTAGCGAACTCCGTTTGGCATTATGCACTCATGGACGCGCCGACTAAGCACAGTAAAGCTTTGATTGAGCTTTATAACTTAATTGTCGACTCGGCCATGAAGAGCGTTTGGGGTATCAATCAAGTGCGAACCGACTGGCTAGACGATCCGAGCCAAATCTCCGGCGGAATCCCTTGGGGAACCTCCTTGAAAGCGAACTCGCTCTGCCCGCCGGGAGGCAAAGTCATCGAGACCGTAATTACCGGGGACATCCCGAAGGAAGCCCTCTCCGTTTTGAACATTATCCAACAGGAGTTGAATGCGTCTTCCCTTACGAACGATCTCAGACAGGGAGTTATGCCTTTCCGAGCCGTCAAAGCGACAGAAGTCGTCGAGGCGAGCCAGACGATCACTTCCGTATTCAACGGCATCGCGAAGAACATCGAAGTCCGAGGAATACAAAGAGAATTGGAACTCGCATGGATGACCGTAGCGCAGAACTTAGACAAGATTTCGAAAGAGGAACTTCAGAGTCTCTTCGGCACGGAGCGCGGAGAGCAAATCTCCCAGCTAAGTCCAGAGGAAGTCTTCGTCGGCACAGTGAATGGTGTCCGCTTTGAAGTCTTCGGAATCTCTCTGACCCTCAGTAAAGCGCAGGATTTCCGGAAGCTCACTCAGCTTATGCAGACCGTCGCAGGGAACGAAATCCTACTCGAAGAGTTTATGAAAAAGTACGACTTCGGAAAGTTCCTCGCAGAGATCATGTCAGCACTCGACATCAAAGCGGAGAAGTTAGAAATTCCGAAAGAAGAGCAAGCCGGACCGCAAGATCAGGAACTCGGACAGCAAGTTCCGCAGCCGAATCAAATGAGTCAGATTCCGCAGGCAGGGGCAGGCGCACTTTCGGACATCTTCGCAGGGAGCGCAGGCGGAGTTCCGCAGGCTGACTTCCCCGGCAGCTCAGCAACACAAGGATTGTAGAACTTAAGAAAGCACAGACAAAGAACAGACAAACAACAAGGAGAACAGAATGAAATTCAAACTAAGCACAAAGATGAAAGCCGCAATAATCATTGTTATTGCTATCGTGCTCGCCGCAGTAAGCTATTCAAATCTTAAAGAGAAGCCGGCAGAGAAGCAGGCAGAAGCTCCGGCAGCCGTAGAAGCTGAGGCTAAGTGAACGAGCAAGAACTTTCAGAGCTAAGGGTCTTCGCAATGAGCGTGGGCCCTTTTCTCACTCTTATCGAGAAAAGGAAGGTGCAGGCCTTCGGCGCACTCATGCAGAAGTTCAATCAAAACGAAGATACGCTGAGAGAAGTAGCAAAGCTAAGTGCAATCAATGATCTAGAATCTGAAATACGCGGGAGACTGCGAACTTTTAACGAATTAGGCAAAGGAGACCAATAATGGACACAGAAAAAGAGAACAACGAAGAAGAAATCGAGCGCGAAGAGGCAATCTCCGAGGCGGAGGAAGGCTCCGAAGCGGCGGAAACGGACGACGAAGAGGGCGAAGGTTCCTACAAGATAGGCGACCAAAGTTTTGCCTCTTTCAAGGAAGCCCAGGCTTACGCCGAGTCCCTAGTATATAAAAATGCAATCACTGAGGCTGAGTCTAATGCATATCGGCAAGCAGTAGCCGATACGCAACGAACGCACGCTCAGGGAGATAAAGTTACCCACGATCCGGAAACCGAGAGGCTGGAATTCGAGCAAAAATACTACGAAGACCCTCACGCTTACATGAAAGAGTTCGAGCAGAAGATCACAGAGAAGGTCGAATCAAGAACATTAGGGAAGCTCCAACAGCAGAACGACGACGAGCGCCTTTGGGGTGAATTCTTCAACAAACATACAGACTTAAAAGACTTCCGCGAAGATTGCGAATACGTACTCGCGAAACACACGTCAGAGCTTAAGGCTATCGTAAGTACGAAGGGCCAGCAGGCCGGCATGGACTTCCTTGCGCAGAAAACGAGAGCAAAGTTCCAAGCCTACCATGAAGGTTCGAAGCCAAGTCGGGAACTTTACCGAACGACTTCCGGGCCGAGTCATGGCAGTCCGGATAATGTTACCCAAAAGAAAGCGCCGGAAGCGAAGCTTGATTTCGCGTCCGAATTACGTAGCTTAAGAGGTAAGCGGGCCTAATTTTTTTGGCTGAGGCTTCCGAAGTAATGTTCGCGAGCCAAGGATGGCGAGCAACTTACCGAGGTAAGTGCTCACACTCTCGCGAATGTATTGTAGGAAGAAAAACAAGGAACCAAACAAACTAAGGAAGGTCACACATGGGACAACATAGTTGGGCATTTGACGCACCATCGGGCGTCTATAAGAACCACGATTTAAGTAAAAAAATAAGAATGGCTGCGATTGCTGAAACTAAATTCATGCAGTTTGTAAAGCCTGAGCCTGGCTATGGTAAGAAAAAGGGAGAGTCAGTTACTATCATTCGTGTAAGTAACGTAACGGTTCCTACTTCTTCGGCTTTAACTGAGGGCGTTCGAATCCCAGAGGACACAGTGTCTTTAAGCACTCAGGCAGTAACAGTTGGTGAGAATGGGCGAGCAATCCCTTATTCTTCTCTTTCTTTAGACCTTGCGTCTTTTGACCTAGAGAATGCGATCCAACGCAAACTGCGCGATCAATTAAAACTAAATATGGACATTGAAGCTTCTGCTGCTTTTAAAGTTGGTAAGATCAAAGCAATTCCAGACGGAATTTCTAGCTTAGTCTTCGATACTGACGGAACGGCAAGTACCGCAGGCGCAGTAAACTTAAATATGTATCACGTAGAAACAATTCGCGACTATATGTTTAGCACATTGAACATCGACCCACATTCGGGCGACGACTATATGTGTATCTTAAGCACGAAAGCAAAACGTGGTTTAATCCGCGATCCACAATGGATTGACTGGAAGAAATACACTGACCCTTCTGCTAAGTACAACGGAGAAATCGGTCGTATCGAGAACATTCGATTCATCGAGAGCAATCACGCTTCAGCATTGTCCGGTTCTTTAGGAACAGGCGCAGTTCTGGGCGAAGCAGTATTCTTCGGAGCCGAGCCGGTAGTTATGGGAATCGTAGAAGATCCAGAACTTCGTGCTAAGGAATCAGAAGATTACGGTCGAAGCAAAGGTGTTGCTTGGTACGGTGTGTACGGTTACGGCCAAGTATGGTCGGATTCCGCGAACGCAGGGGAAGCGCGAGTTGTCCACTTAACTTCAAGCTAGGCATTTTAAACTAATTTAACTTTTAAGGAGATTAAGATTATGAGTTATCCACAAAAAGGCAGTATGTTGGACTTCTTCGCACCCAATATTCCTCTTGCTACTACTACAGCAGGGGTTATGCGGGAAATGGACATCGGAGCATCTTCGGGAGATCACGGCGAGTACGTGTGCTTCCGCCCTTGCTCAGTGAGTCAGGTAGCTTTCGCATTGACTGGGGAATTAGCAGGCGGAACGTCTGTTGCTCCAACGGTTATTTTCAAAAAGAGACCAACACCACTTTCTGCTACCGCAGAATCGGCGCTTGGAACTTTAACAATTCCAGACGCAACTGCGGTTGGTAAAGTAGTTTACAAAAATATCACTCCTGTAGATTTCGCAGTAGGTGATTCGGTTGAAATTAGCTGGACGATTGGAACAGGTACTCCAACAGGAATTGGCGTAGCTTACTTCGTGTGTGATTACGATCCAGAAGAACCGGGAAATAACTCTGACATGATCGCTTCGGCGTAAGGGGTATTAGATGGCTGATTTAGTAGCTGCTGATTTAACATACACTCAGATTGGCTCGGGCGAAATGTCCGGGTCAAGCAAAGTGAGAAGACGTTTTGCAATTACCACGGCTGCCGGAGAATATCCGACAGGCGGACTTCCTTTAGATAAGGCCAAAATGGGCTGCCCAAACTCTCTCGATAGCTTAATCGTTCTCGAGCAGGACGTTGGCGACCCCCTTTTGAAATACATTTGGGACCACTCAGCAGGTCTGCTGGTATGCCAAGAGGACGACGGAACGACCGGAGTTCCTGCGGAACACGCGAACGCTACGTTCACAAGTCCGGCCCAACTAATCATTGAAGTTGTAGGCTGGTAAGGCTAGTCTACTTTTTCAGGGGGATTTTATGGAAGAACGTAAAGATTTTGACCTAGTTGTGCATAAGAGAGATGCGAAAACGGGGCGAGTAACGCAAGTTCAGCCCTATCGCATGTTTTCTCGTGACGGAATCGAGTATTTTGAGCGCCCAAAAGGGAGCGGAAATCTCTTTTTCCGGAACAATGAGCCGGCCGGTCGAATGATCGAGGACAAGATCAAAAAAGGCGAAAAGCACCTAGAGTGGGCAGCCCCTCTAAATGCAGATCAGCAACTTGCCCAACAGCACGCTTCACAAGCTCAAGAACTTGCTAAAGTTAAAG